TTAGCAAGCAATGCGGTGAACCATCCAGCTGTTCCACCACCGATTATATAAATTTTTTTCATGCAAATATTTATATGCTGTATTTTTGCATGAGTTTTTTATAACCATCTGCGTCCGCAGCTTTAGGGGCACACAATCCACACCAGCAACTGGACTTAGCACAGACAATATCGGGTAATGTATTAGTCTCTAGTTTTTGTTTGAGATCTTTTAATAATTCTTCACTGTTTTTTAGATATCCTAACACTCCAACTTCGCTGTCCAAATTCATTCTACAGTCTTTATTGGTATAAATTTCTCCGGTTGTTTGTCTTATGTACAGAAAGAATCGATTGACCGAGCAGGTCCAACCTTTAAATCTATTATTTTTAATGTATGTGGTACTGCTATCTACATCAGTACAAAGAATTTCACCACCACAACATGCTCGTCCTTTAGACGACAAATCGATACCGTTTTTAAAAAAAGATATCACCTTGGTAGTCATTGACACATGTTTAGTCCCGGTTAAGAATTCAGATTGTTCGGGAGTGTAATTGAATTTAAAATTGGTCCATCCGTGATCTAATTGGCGTGTGATATATTTCACATCGTTGATTTTACACCATTCAATTTGATCTAAACACACCTGCCATTTTTTAGGATGCATGAGAACAGACACTTGAAAATTTTTATTGTTGTCTTTTAAATATTTTACATTTTGCCTAAACATATTCTGCTGCTTTACAAGACTTTCGGAATGAAAACTCATAGTAAAATAATCAACTACATCTGCAATTTTTTTCCAACGATCCGGACTGGTTATGCCATTAGTGATCAACCCAATATTGAGATTCCAATTATCATATAAAGATTTTTTATTTTTTATATATTGAAGTATTTCTAAAATATGAGGATGGAAAATACTTTCTCCGCCTTGTATATTCAACGTAGCAAATCTAATGTGTTCTGGTCGTGAACACATATATAAATTTAAATATTCTACGATAAAATCAACAGTACGAAGACTGTCTTCAAGGCTAGGATGATCCTGACTGTTATCATGCCCGTCGCCACAATAGCTGCAATCTAAATTGCATTTTAATGTGGATTCCCATGCCACCTGAAATGAATGATGGGAATTAGTTTGATCGATGAAATTGAAGTCAGGCACAATGATTGTAAAAGTTATTTGGTAACTGTTAAATCGTTAGCCATTGGAAATATTTCCGCAATTACCTTTGCACAGGCCACAGCCACTTCTTGATGCTCTTTTTGTGTGCCGTTAGCACTTCGTAGCTCAATGAAATGAATCCATGATCGCAAGGTGCCATTCATGTATAAACGACTTTCTGTTAAGCCTTCTGGTAACACAGCACGAGCTTGTTCTTTTGCTATGCCTTTAGTAACAGCCCACTCGTATGTTTCTTTTGTGAGTCTAATAATTTCGAGTTGTCTATTTCTCCACTCATCTTGTAATAATGCATGACCGAGGGTGCCGTCCAGCGGAACACTGTTCTGTCTGTTCTTTGGGTCTTGCAACCGTGCTTCTCTACATACGAACGACAGGTCTTTAGTAGGGTCAGCATATCGCTGACTGAATTCTTGGAAACTAAAACTTCTGTGTCGCAAGATTTGTCGTGCAATATCTCTTGTGGTTGTGATTTCGATACAGGCGGAGACCATTTCGAGTGGGCTCCAGTGTTGGTGTTTGACCAAGTATCTGATAAGTTTTTCTGATGTGTCTGTGTTGAGTTGATTGGAGGGATTGCTGACACGGGCGCAATACGCAATGAGTTCTTGCGCATCTGTGAGGCCAAGCTCTGCAAATTCCTGTGTGGGCTGACTATAGCTGAGTAATCGAACATTCATTTTTATCCCTTTAAAATCTTCATGATTTTCTCTTTTTCGAGAATATCTTTTTCCATTTCCACGTATTGTCTACGCAAATCTTTCAACTTGTCCCAACGCGATTCTAGTTCGGGATTGGGATGAAGTATGCCCAATCGTTCTTCAATTTTTTCAATAGCTTCTGTTAGACTCTTGCCACCAATTTTAATGTCGGCTCCTTTCTTCATGGTCAGGCCATCGGCGTCAATGTGTACAGTGGTACCAGTGTTCCAACTTGTACCGTTAGACCCGGATGTTAAAAACTGTCCAGATGTACCAGTGGTAGTGTATGTGTACGGAACAGTAGTGCTACCAGTTCCTATAGTATACCCACCGTTAGATATCGTAGTAGATCCAACAGACCATAAAGATGAATCTATGGCAATAGTATCGGTGCCGTAACCAGAGCTTATAGTATAGCTAGGGGGAACGGCACCGTAACCGAGATCTAAACTACCCATATCCTGTGCAATGATGCCTGCATCAGGATCGTCGAGATCTTTCTTGCTCATGATTACGCCTTGGCTTCTTTGCGAGCGTTCTTTTCTTCTGTGATTTCGTTGCGGCGAGCCTTAACTGCCTTGCCTACTTCTTGAAGTGCTTTACGAGCACGAGTACCTGCGGCATTGTTACCTGCGGCAAATTTTGCATCTTCTGCCAAGAATGCTTCCATTGCTGCTTTTAGTTGTTCTACTGTGTTTGACATTTTTTTTCCTTTATGTAAATTTACTGCTTCATCCAGTTTTGATATGATTAATAAACCACCCAATTAAATCCCATTCTTTCGGATTTTTTTGAGTCGTATATTCACCAGCAGCCCCGTGATGATTGTTATGCCAACCTTCTCCTAAACTGACCAGGTTGGCTATCCAGCTGTTAGTGCTGAAATCTTTTGTGTCATAGTTGCGATAACCATGACTGTGACCTAAAACATTTACCATACTTGTTGTGTTAAGTGCAATTGTAGCAGGTAAACAATATAAAAACAACCCCATTATTGGATTTATCAAAAATAAAATAATTACTGGTATCAGTAACAATTTAAAATAGTTATCGTGAATCCATCTTTGAAATTGATTTCTTGAAAGATCTTTTACATAGCTGATTGGGATTTTAACTTTCGGAGATCCGTATCCTGTCCACACAGCCACGATATTTCTAAAAGATAATTTCCCATTTCGATAAGAGCTATGGGGATCGTTTTCTTGATCGGAAAATCCGTGATGGGATCGATGTATAGCTACCCATGCAATCGGAGAACCTACTGTAGCGTATACACTTGTGATAGATAGAACTTTTTCTATAAACGGAGTTGTTGTAAATGAGCGATGAGTGAGTAATCTATGCAGTCCAGCACTAATGCCAATGGGACACAGGATCACAAACATCAGATACGAAAGTATCAGCAGATAGGCCGGACCAGTAGTCAACGCATAATATATCGCAAATACAGACAACAGTAAGTTGATGAATTGTATAGTTCTAATTTTTTGATTGGTAGTCATGGACCCTCCGATAATTCTTGCCATTGATCGTGAGATAATATTGTGGGATTCCATTCATCAAACAATCCTATCCGTTGTTCATAATACACAAAATTTTGCCAACATTGCTGCACCATCCACGGGCAGGTTTGTATATATCCGTCTGGTTCAGTCCACATGTTATTGCTGGATTCACGCATCATCTTTTTCCAAAGATTCCACCAACCCTTACCACCACGATTGCGATTCTGCATGGTAATAATATACAAGTCGTAATGGTTTATATCCATCAACGGCTTTACAATTCTTTCGTGATGCAATTTATAAGACTCGATCATGTTGTGTCTACCGCATCGAAATTCAGGAAACAAATAAAGTCGATTGGCCATCCGGGCAACATTGTTTGGAAATTTTCCGTTGTTGTACACACCCGCCATTATAATAGGCTTGTCAGTGACCTTTTGGTAAACAACTACGTATCCACTGTGGTCTTTGATAACGAGATTTTCTTTCGTATAGTTTTTTCGTAACCAGTTATCTTCTTCCAAGCAGATAGATCTTACTCGTTCGAATTCGTCACAGGTATCATGATAGATAACATGGTATGTGTTTTCATATGAAAAAACGCTCAAACTATATTCCTTGTATTGGTGTGGTCGGTAGGATTCGAACCTACAAAGCGATGTCTAAGACGTTGCCCTTGCCCAAATGCGTTTCACAACGGACCGGAGGTATACCAAGTTCCACTCACGACCACACATACAGTATATAACCGCAAACACAAAAGGTCAAGACTTTTGTAGTTAAATACTGTCAGAATATGACGCACGACTTCACCAAGATACCTTTTGATCGCATAGTAAGATTTGGACAACGTACCATGCTGGACAGACCGCTGTTCAGCATCAGTTGGATTTTGGGACGTTTCTGTAATTATAACTGTTCATACTGCTGGCCCTATGCTCGCAGTGATAGAATTGATTATCAACCATTCGAAGTATATACCAATGCCATAGATGAAATTAAACAGCAGGCACGGGCTAATGGATTTACTGAATTTCATTGGAGTTTCTCGGGTGGCGAGCCTACTGCTTATAAACAGCTGCCTCAACTCATGCGGTATATGCAAGATGATCTAGAAAGCACTTATCAAAGTATACACATGACCACTAATCTTTCACCTGGATCTAAGTGGTGGAATACATGGTGTGCTAACACAGACATGGTGCAACGTCGAAGTATCACAGCCAGCTTTCATGCAGAGTTTGCCAAGGAGCAGGAGTTTGGAGACAAGTGTCTGCAATTGATCTACGAGCGGGTGCATGTCACAATAAATCAAGTCATGGTGCCCGATCAATTTTGGTCTCTGTATGAACGCTGCCAACGATTTCATGCTCGCGGAATTAATGTAACACTGAAACCTCAGAGTGATCCCACAGCCAGTGGCATTGTAGATGGATATACCGACGAAATGATACATCTCATGCAGACAGGATTTCCACAGCAGTCGATAGACGGAGAACTTTATCAAATCGCATTATACGATGACACCGGCACAGAATATCTGTTTGATCAAGCAGAACGATTCAATGCATTTGGGTTTAATAAATTTCAAGAATGGAGTTGCAATAGTGGGTATCAAAGTGTTATAATAAGAAGTAACGAAGTGAAACGATCTTATAGCTGTCACGATCAACCCTTGGGAACATTGACTCAGGGATTTAAATTGTTTAGCAGTCCACAAAATTGCGAGACTGCCAATTGTGTGAGTTCAGCAGATTCTAAGATTCCAAAATGGAAAAATATACATTTCGCAGAGAACCATGAAAAGAATAAATCTATCCAATGATACTTTTGTAGACATACCAGATGGGCCCATCGGCATCAGCTGTTCTGGTGGAGTGGATAGTTCTCTGTTGCTGTATATTCTTATGGCAAATTGCACAGACATTATACATATTTTTACTCTTTCAAACGATCGCAAGGGAAGGGCTAATGCAGTTATAGTTCCTAAAGTCATTGAACGGTGTATTCAACTCACTGGTAATTTAAATGTTATACAGCATTCGTATTATGCAGCAGATCAAATAGAAAATACCTTGTTTGATGTTCCACATGAGTATCTAAAAAATAAAACTATCAGTTGTATCTTTTTTGCGATCACCGCTAATCCTCCCGCTGATGTTGTTTTCGCAGCACAGGGTTCAGAACAGAGTAATAGAGATCCGTTGACAATTAAAAAAGAAATCGAATACGATGGGTTTCTGTATCAACCGTTTGTAAACAAAGATAAAAAAACAATTGCAGATATTTACAAACAATTAAATTTAATGGAAACTCTGTTTCCTGTAACACGTAGCTGCGAACAAATAGGGAAACTAGAGTACTACGACCATTGTGGCAAATGTTGGTGGTGTGAAGAAAGACAATGGGGGTTTGGTCGTGTCTGATAAAGTTAAAAAATTTATTGAAATAGTAGAAAAGAAAACAGGTACCTCTACCTTTTGTGTCTTGCCATGGATACATGTGGCCACACGTCCCAATGGTGATGCAAGATTGTGCTGCGGGTCTAATGCCAGCCAGGCCACTAACGGTGTTATGGATGCAGGGTTAGTGAAAAAAGAAGATGGTATTCCAGCAAACTTTGGTAAAGAGACTCTACAGAGTGCATGGAATAACAAGTATATGCGAACAGTTAGAACTACCATGTTGGATGGTAACATACCGTCAAGCTGTTCTAAGTGTTTCGAAGAAGAAGCACAAGGCATTGTTAGCAAACGTGTGTGGGAAACATACTACTGGCATGAAGAAGGCACTGACCTTGCACAGTTAGTCAGAGACACAGACACCAACGGTGTGGTTCCGCCGATGATACGATACCTCGATCTACGACTTGGCCATAACTGCAACTTAAAATGTGTGATGTGTACTCCACACGACAGCAGCAGATGGACACAAGACTACGACAAACTGATCAATAAAACTCGCAGTCCTATTATTCTACAGCAGATCAATTGGGACAAAGACACATTCGATAACCAATGGTATGAAAAGCCAGAGCTTTGGGAAGAGATTTTTCAACAGATACCTAACATTCAACAATTATATTTTGCAGGCGGTGAGCCGTTGATGATCAAAGAGCATAGAAAGTTCTTAGAAGAGATCATTCGCAGAGGCCATGCCAGTAATATCACAGTTCGATACAATTCAAACGGAGTATTGGTTGATGATGAAATCATCGAAATATGGTCTAAGTTCCGAGAAGTTAGATTTGCTTTCAGTATAGATGCTGTGGGCGATCGTAATCATTACATTCGATATCCTGTGAGTTGGGCCGAGACTGAAGCAGCGTTGGAAAAACTTGACAACACTCCAGACAACATCAAGGTAGGTATTGCTTGTGCTGTGCAAATTTTCAATATCAAACATATTATAGATTTTGCCAAATGGAAAATACAGAAAAACTTTAAGAAAATAAACTTCTTTGAAGTATTTGACATCCAAGCTGGTGGGGGTCTACTAAACATGCATATGCTTTATATTCCTACCTTTCTTTCAGCACGTATTCTTTCCAAAGAAGATAAGATACAGTTGAGAAAAGATTTTGAAGAATTTAAACAATGGCTGTGGGACAACTATAGACAGGATGACGATTTCTGGAAACACAACCCCAATGGGTGGAATCGCTGGGAAAGTATTTTAAAATTTGTAGAAGCAGAAGATCACACACACCTGTTGCCAGATTTCAAGGAATATGTTGATAGTCTGGACAGTATAAGGCAAACAAATGCCAGCGAAGTATTCCCAGAACTGGCTCACTTATTATGATGATTGATACAGAACACTTACATTACTGGATGCAGGCCATTAGACAAAGTGATGATCCTATGAGGACCATGGATGCCTTTTGGTCGGGACAACTTAACAGCAAAGAGTGGTTAATTACAAATCTACGTAAGAATGTCAACAAGTTTGTTAGTATAGACATCCACGGCGGGTGGGTTGGAGTATTAGCCAGTATGTTATTCCAAAGCGATATCTATGTTAAAAATATTCGTAGTATTGATATCGACCCTACATGCGAACCTATTGCTACAATGATGAACAAGAAAGAAGAGATAGCAGGTAAGTTTCGTGCAGTGACCGCAGATATGTGTGCTATTCGCAGTGATGCCGATGTTGTTATTAATACCAGCTGCGAACATATAACACAGGACCAATACGATCTTTGGTTAAGTGGAATGCCGTATAACACATTGTTGGTGCTGCAAAGCAACAATTATAATATTCCAGAACATGTAAGAATCGCAAACGATCTCGACGAGTTTAAAACACAGTCTAAAATTAATGTGGTATGGGCAGGCGAATTAGAATTACCTTTATACAAAAGATTTATGATTATAGGACGTAATGTTTAAGTTTAACGAATTAAAAACAGTTCATTTAGAGATCAGCACACGCTGTCAAGCAGCCTGTCCTATGTGTCCTCGCAACTATAAAGGCGGATTAGAAAATCCCAACTTGAAGATAGCCGATTGGACCTATGATGAATTCGTGCAGATTTTTGACAAAGAAACATTGGCACAATTAGAAGGAGTTTACTTCTGTGGTAACTTCGGAGATCCTATGATGAATAACGATCTCATTCCAATGTGCCAGTATCTCAAGGATCATGCTCCTCATATTGATTTAAGAATTCACACCAACGGCGGCGCAAGAAGTGCGATTTGGTGGAATGATTTATATTCCGCGATGCCGGAAAAACATGTTGTGGTATTTGCTCTTGACGGATTAGAAGATACACATCACTTGTATCGAGTAGGTACCATGTATGAACGTGTGGTACACAACGCCAAATTATTCATTGATGCCGGTGGCATAGCAGAATGGGTGTTTATTAAATTCAAACACAACGAGCATCAAGTAGAGGAAGCAGAATCAAGATCAAAACGATTAGGGTTTCAGCGATTCACGGTTAAGAATACCATTAGATTTATCGGAGAATTAAAATTTGCTGTACTGGATAAAGAAGGAGACACACTCTATTATTTAGAGCCACCAACAGCTAATCAAGTAACACTTATAGATGCCGAAACTATCAAGAACTTTAAAAAATGGTATTCGGAAACTTCGGTTGATTGTTATGCATTGTCTAAAAAAGAAATCTATATAGACGCACACAAGAATGTATTTCCCTGCTGCTTTCTTGCGTCAGCACCCTATAATCACAGTGGCTCTCAAAGTATTGTAGCTGATATTAAAAAACAGATCTTAGATCAATATTATGAACTTGTAAACGATCTAGGTGGCATTGAAAGTTTAAATGCAGTAGATCGAGGCATCAGGGGTATTATCAACGACGATAGATGGCAACAGGTATGGGAGCCTTATTGGACTGATAAAAAATTAATAACCTGTGCTAGAGTCTGCGGAGTAAATGATCTTTCCAAACCCAACGATCAGTTCGTTACGAGAGTTACTAATTGAACAAGATCTTTGCTATTACTCCCGTTAACCAAGATCCTTTTATTGTAACTTGGGATTTAGGTAGAAGGTGCAATTACGATTGCAGTTATTGTCCCGCTCATAGACACGACAATTTTAGTTCACACGCCAGTTTAGAACAATTAAAAGCTACAACAACTTTTTTGTTTGATTACATTCTGTTGGTGTCGCAGCATAGAAAAAACAAAGATTTTCATGTGAGTT